CGGGGACAAAGAAGATTGACATTGCAACGCATGAATCCGGGCATATTCTGGAAACGGCATTGATACACAAGTATTTGGCCGGGAACACGTTTGCTGATAAGCTGGCGCGCGCGAACGCGTGGAACAACAGCACGATGGCAAGCAAAGTCATTCATGAGGCGGTCACAGGTCTGAAAAAGACCCCGGCAGGAAAAGGCAAGCTGACAGATGATTTCATCAAGGATGTTTCCCGGTACGCGACAAAGAACAGATCAGAAACCCTTGCGGAGTGTGTCGCGGACTATTCCCGAAACGGACAGAACGCAAAACCCTTGTCTGTGGCCGTCTGGAATATCCTTAAGCGTGAATTAGGCTAAAGGGAGGTATAAAGTCATGCCCGCGAAGAAAACCCCACAGAAGAGCGCAAAAAAGCCCACAGGCGGCTTGAAGGTTTCCGACAAGGAACGGGAAGCCTTGAAGAAAAGCGCGGAGGCCGATATGAAACGGCACGGTTTCAAGACCGTGGAAGAGCTGACGGCCTATTACGACAGCAAGCGCGGATACTAAGCCGCACAGGAAAACACAGCACAGACGGAGTAACGGATCGTTACCCCGTCTGTGCTTTTTGATAGTCAAAAGTGATTGACTGAAATTGGAGAGAGTGGTATTATGGGCGGCAGAGGCGGTAAAAGCGGTTTCACCGATTACAGACAGTATTATCATTCAGCCGAAGCGCAGGAAGGTTTAGGCATGGGCAACGGCGGCGAGACGGACACATGGGTGATGAGTCTTGACGCCCCGCAGCATGATTCTATTGTCAAGTATACGGGATCCTATTACAGACAGCTTAATACTGCTTTGAGAAAGCACGGTGACAAAGTGCGTGATTCTTCCAAAGGCACGTTCAAAACAGATCGTGACAATATCGAAGCAGGTATTAACCGCTATACGCTGAGAAACAATACCATTTTCCACAGATCGTCCAGTGCGTCCCTGTTAGGCGGTGCGAAAACCGTAGAGGAAATAAACGCTATGGCTGGATCCGTGGTGGTGGATCAAGGCTTTACGTCTACCACAACAACATACAGGCAGGGCGGCGGTACGATGTTTGGAGATATTCAGTATCACATATCTACCCCGCGAGGAAAAGGCATAGGCGCGTTTGTGCGGCCTATCAGCTCACATCCGACAGAAGAGGAATTCTTGTTTAACTATGGAAGCGCCTACAGGATCGTGAGAGCCTATAGAAGCAGTACAGGACATACGCATGTAGACCTTGAGTATGTCGGAAGGGATGTTTGATTATGGCACAGAAGAATGACAAATTCAGATGGAAAGACGGAGACGTAAAGATTTACAGTCCCGAAGAGTGGGAGAAGAAACAGGCGGCAAAGCGTAACGCCCCTGTCAAAAAGCCCACAGCCGCGAAAACCGGCAAAAAGAAGTAAGCACAACTCAATACACGGCCCTATCCGGTAAATGCAGCCGGATAGGGCTTTTTCATGCTATAAATTGACAACATAGAAGGGTGTGATATAGAATGGGAGGTCGAGGCGGTAAAAGTGGCCTGTCCCCCGGAGGCGGTTACGGTGGTTTCGGAACCCTGCAAGGCTTGATTGGAGCTATGCAGGAAGCGCAACAGCAGAATTCAGGAGCTGGAAACGGCGGGAATTTGTTCAATGCGGGTGAAGGGAATTCCAACCCCGATTACAACGATAACGGAAACCCCGAACTGGTAAAATGGCAGAATCAGACCGATGAAAACAAAATGGCGGCATTTCTGGCAAAGCTGGGGAAAGCGCAGACCCCCGCGCAGGACGCGGAAGGTTATGCCTATTACCAGAGCGCTTTTCAGAACATGGTTATTCAGATGGGCTTGAACGCCCCTGTATTTGCAAAGCTGTCAAAGTCTGATTTTGACCAATACGTAGCCGCGAACGGTTTGACCCCGATTTATCGCGGATGGCAAGGCGGTAAGGCAAGTAAAGATCGGTTTGAGAATGCGGCTATGTCGCATACAGGTACAGGTATGTACGGTGAAGGTTTCTATTTTGGAAGTCATAGTACGGCAAGTGGGTATTCCGCTGGTGCTATGACAAGAGCGGCGCTGTCACCTAAAGCCCGTGTCGTAGATTTGAATACAGTCCGGGCAGAGATAGCAAAGCTGTCACCGAAAGCACGTGCGGCCCTGTCACATTCCGGGAATACACCCGGAAGTCATTATCAGCCTAATCAGGGTGAGGCACAGATGGCTTTGAAGCTTGGGTACAACGTCATTCGTAGTGATTGGAACTATTGTGTTCTGACCCGTGATGCGGTTGTTGTACAGAAATAACAGAAAGAGAGGCTAAACTATTATGGCGACTACAAGAAGCAAGAAACAGGTAAGCATGGCCGACGAAGACGCGGCTTTTTTCCGCAACGCTTATAAGAATGACCCGAAAGCACGGGCAGCGATGGACAAAGAGGGCTATAAACCCACAGCCGACAAAAAGAAAGCCCCGGCCAAAAAGACCACGGGCAAGAAGTGAGGCCCTATCCCCCGCTGGCCGGAGGCAGACCGGTGAAATCGGATTATCCGGCAGCGGGTAGGAGCTACACACAAGAGCGGGCGCGGTTGGATCTGACCGCGCCATGATTATTGCCGCATGAAAGGTGGTGAGCGGCAAAATGGCAGGACGAAAACTGAAGTTTCCAACCCCGGAAGCAATGCAGGAAGCAATTGACAAATATTTTGAAGAGTGTAAGGGAGAACAGGTTTTCGATAATGACGGGAATCCCCTGTTTAATCGCTACGGTGAGCCTATATTCATCGGCGCAAAGCCGCTGACCGTTACCGGGCTGGCTCTCGCACTTGGCTTGACTTCCCGGCAAGCCCTGTTGGATTATCAAGGGCGCGGGAAATATAAAGCTATTGTCGAGGCGGCAAAGCTGAGAATCGAAAACTACGCGGAAACCCGGCTCTATGACAAAGACGGCTGGAACGGTGCAAAATTCAATCTGCAAAACAATTTCCGTCATTGGGACGCTGAAAAAGCGGCGCAGGACGACAAAAAAGGCCCCGCAATCAATATCATCTGTGACATTCCCCGCGTGAGTACGCAGGAAGGTGAAACAGGCATGAGTATTGACCCGCTGGCCGTGAGCGAAGCTATCAAGGGGTTGGAGCGCAAGGACGGCGGGGAAAGTGGCTGACACGGATAACGGCGTCAGACTGACCGACTTGATAGCCCCGTCTTTTTATTCCGTCCATTGGGATATTGCTGACGGGAAGCACACGTATTATGACCTGTACGGCGGGCGTGGATCCACAAAATCTTCTTTTATTGGTGTCGAATTGCCGTTAGGGATTATGTCGGATCCGCTTGCCAACGGCATTGTTTTTCGCAAGGTTGCGTCTACAATAGGCACAAGCGTGTTTGAGCAGGTGCTTTGGGGAATTGACGCGCTGGGGGCTAACGATTTATGGAAAGCTACGACAAGCCCTTATAAGCTGACCTACAGACCCACAGGACAGGTTATTTTGTTCCGTGGATTGGACAAGGCCAAAAAGCTGAAGTCTATCAAGGTTGCGCGCGGCTATTTCAAGTTTCTCTGGTTTGAAGAGCTTGACGAATTTGCGGGAGAAGAGGAAATACGTTCTGTCCAACAGTCCGTCATGCGTGGCGGCACAAAGTTTGTTGTTTTCAAGAGCTTTAACCCGCCGATTTCCCGCATGAATTGGGCGAATCAGTACGTATTGACCCCTCGCCGCGCGGCCTTGCGGCACATGAGCTGCTATACGGAAGTTCCCCCGGATTGGTTAGGCGAACAGTTTTTTGACGACGCGGAAGCGCTGAAGGAATCGAACCTGAGAGCCTATACACATGAGTATTTAGGGATCCCCGTAGGAACTGGCGGCGAAGTATTTGACAATCTGGAAATCCGTGAGATAAACGACGCGGAAAAGTCCAGTTTTGATAACATCTACATGGGGATAGACTGGGGCTGGTTTCCTGATCCGTTCCACTGGTCTAAAATGCACTACGACAGCAACCGGAAAAAGCTGTATATCTACGACGAATACCGGGCAAACAAGCAGAGCAACGCGGAGACGTGG